TTTACACAGGCATCAGTAACAGGGGCATTTGCAACTTCAGTTGGTACATTGGTAGAAGTTGGTTCAGCTACAGCTATTATGCCTACAGTATGGCTAAAAGTGTTGGCTAGAACTTGGGCTTAATATGGTATAATTTAAGTAATAGCTCAGACGGCTTAGACCTCTGAGTTTTTTATTTTAAAAGGATCATATGCCAAAGACACGACAAAGCCTACTAACCAAAAACTGCATAGACTGTTCTAATCCTATACAAAAATCCGCTATGCGTTGTTGGGAATGTTATAAAAAAAGTCCTAATAAATATTGGCTTGGCAAAAAAAGAGATTTTGTAACTGTACAAAAAATTGCTGATTCTAAAAGGGGTAAACCTAGTTGGAATAAAGGAATTACTGGCAAGGATAGTCATTCTTTTGGTAATACTAATATGTTAGGGGTTAAGCATAGTGATGAATATAGGCGCAACATGTCTAAGATTAAAAAAGCAACAAAAAATCATCTTTGGATTCATGGATTGGGTAAAATGCGTAGTCATTATCCAGGTGTAGAATATAAAATTTGGAGAGATTCTGTCTTTAAAAGAGATGATTATACCTGTCAATTTTGCCATAAACGTGGAGTTGAACTGCAGGCAGACCATATTAAACCCTGGGCGCTATATGAAGAATTAAGATACGAACTGAATAATGGGCGTACTTTGTGTAAGCCATGTCATATATCTACCGATACATATGGTTCAAAAACCCGACAGCTATTAAAGGAGAAATTTATATGAAGCCCTTAACTTCCTATACAAAATCTACCGCAGCTGCATCAACCATAACATGGTTACTAAGTAGTACAACTGTCACCCTAAATAGTGTTACAGCATATCTCAATGGATATTTTACGCCTACCGTACCCAACCAATTAAGCAATAAACCATTAACTACATATACGCAGGAGTAAATTATGTCTTTTCCAACAACACTACCATCCTATACGATAACTAGTGGAAGCGAAACCGCAAATGGTACAGGAGGGGGTACAGGTTTATCGGGCTTATTGAATGCCTTAGAAGTTGACGTAACGGCATTGGGTACAAAATTGGGTACAGGCGCAAGCACACCAGTTGCTAATCAGGTTTTAATTGGAAACGGTACTGGAACTTCAACTTGGAGTGGCTTAACTTCTTCTCAATTAGCCAGTATTTTATCTGATGAAACAGGATCTGGATTAGTTGTCTTTAATAGTTCGCCTACTATAGTAACGCCAACAATAGCAAGTTTCACAAATGCAACCCATAACCATACTAATGCAGCAGGTGGTGGCAATATTACAACTGGCGCATTTACCCAGGGTGCAGTTGGGGCAGCAGATATAGCTACAACAGCTATTACGTTAGCATCGCTGTCTTCAGTAACATCTCCAGGAGCATTTACTAGCACCAATATTTTAATACCTGGACTAACAACCACAGTAACAATACCAGCTGGAGGAAGAAAAGTTAGAATAACCGCATTTGTACCTAACATTGGCTCATCTAGTGCATGTAATGCCACGATAGCAATATATAATAATACAGCAGCTAGTGGAACGATATTACAACAAGCAGCCTATCAGACTAACTCAACCTCCTCTGCTGTTACCACTGGATATATTATATATGAATATACTCCTGCCGCTGGATCACAAAGTTACTGTGTTGCCGTTTCTGTGGGTGCAGGAAATGGAACAGTAACACTCGGAGCTAATACGATAGCCTACATGAGTATACAGGTATTATAAAATGCTTACATTTAACCAAATATACGCCGAAGTACAAGCACAAACACAAGACTTTGATGCTACATCTTTGGTTATTATTAAGAGAGCCATCAATCAGGGGGCTAGAAAGTTTTACGATATTCTCGGTAGAGAATGGCGTGATGATGAACGTACTTTTGATATTATCGCTAATCAACAGTTCTATCAGATGCCTGAAGACTGTATACGTATTAAGGAAGTAACAGAGACAGTCGGTAGTATTACTTATCCATTGAATGAAGTTGCCGAGACAAGTTACTGGCAAGAGTTAAATATGAGGGCGCAACACTCTAATATCCCTCAGTTCTATTATGTCAAAGGATCAGATCAATATGGTATCTGGCCTATCCCTTCTAGTACACGACTCGGTGGTGGAACGCTAACCTTTGAACGTGATATGCGTGATATGACTCAAGATGATGTTATCTCACCTGGCACGATCAGTTTAACTAATAATAATAATGCAGTTGTTGGATCCGGCACAACCTTCAATGCTAATATGGTTGGCCGAGTTCTGTTCCCTAATGCTAGTACTAGCGATGGTCTAGGTTATCGTATCGCAAGCTTTACAGATACAACTCATATAACTTTAGAGAATAACTACTCAGGCGGAACAATTGGTAGCCAGTCATATCTTATCGGTGAAGTTCCAGATATTCCACCGGCTTATCATGAAGCATTAGTTGACTATGGAGCATATCGATACTACAGGCGAAGGCGTGATCTTAATACGGCCAAGGATCTGAAGGCAGCCTTTGATGAAGCGCTGATGCTTTGTGAAGAGAGTTATGCATCCAAAACTTCCTCACAATACGTACGAACACCAAGAGCATATTCCGGTTATCGTCAATTTAAACGTGATCTAACGATTCCATAGGGGTTAATCTATGGGTAAATTTCCGATTGTACAAGATGACAACTCAGGCGGACAAGCAACAAGCATTAAGCAAGGCACGCCAAATTCTTTTGCTAGTTCAAGACACCTTGATTTTCGTAAGGATCCAATGGCGCTTACTGTACTTCCTGCAGCTACGAAAGAGAGTGGACTCGTTGTTACTGATCTTGTTACAAACACTATCCAACTACCGTCAGGAAAAATGGTAGCTATCGGTGATGCAGGCCATGTCTATACTCGATCAACAGGTGGTACTTGGGCCGACACAGGAACAATACTTCCAGATACAGCTTACGGCTTAGTCTATAACCTTCAGCAAGATACAGTTTATATCCCAGGCAAGACTACAATGCATAACATTACCAATGCTGATGGTGCCTTCGGTGGATCATTAACGGTTAATAAAAACGTATTCACCGCATCAAAGGATCAGTCATCAGCTAATGGTCATGCTCAGTCTTATACAATTCTTGCGGCAATAGATGAAGGTGCAACCAATAGATTCTCAATTACTCCAACTATTGAACCGCTTTACTCTGTTAAAATCTGGGTAGCCACTAAAGGTACAGGCGATATTCTAGTTACCATGCATGATGGAGTAAACGATGTACTCGGTACTGCTACTCTTCTTAACGCCAATGTTACGGCCGATGCATATAATGAGTTTGTTTTCTCAACACCACCAAGGATGTATGTTAAGCCTAATGCGGCAACTTATCACTTCCATGCTACATTCCCTAACGGCACAGCATCAACTCTCGGTACATCTACCACCAATGATTGCTCAACTGTAGATTATCAGTCATGGAGCAATAGATTCGTAAGTCCAGTTAATGGTTGTCATCCTATCCTAGAGTTCCTACAATACTATCTTATAGGTAATGGTCGTTATGTATCATCTTGGGAGCCTATCTCACAAGCCAACCCTAGCACTTCAGAGTTCCAACAACATCGCTTAACACTTCCATCAGGTTATGAAGTTACTTCAATGGCCCCTTACGCTAACCTATATGCTGCTATTGGCGCAGAAAAGAGATCAACAAGTGCAACCAATGAGTTCCAGTCCGGCTATATATTCCTCTGGGATGGAACATCAACAACCTATAACGATCTAATCGAAGTACCAGAAGGTTCACCGTTTAGCCTGTTTAGTTATAAGAAGGTGCTTTATTACTATGCGGGTGGCGCATGGATGGCTTACGCAGGAGCTAGTCCAGTTCAGATATTTCAGATGCCAGGAACAGACTTTGAAGGATCCGGCCTTAATACTTATGTAGTCAATAATCCTTACATGATGGCCGTTAGAAATAAGATTCTATTAATGGGCTTCCCAAGTAATACAAACTCACTAACTATGGATCATGCCGTTTATTCCTTCGGACAGCGTAATAAGAACTATCCTAACTCGTTTGGCTATTCTTATTCAATATCTACACTAACAAGACAGTATGACGGCTCACACGCCTTGCAAATAGGTATGATAAAGAGTTTTGGCGATAAGCTATTCATATCATGGCGTGATGATACTCAGGCAGCAGGTGCAACTTATGGTGTAGATAAAGTCGATCCTAACTCGCCACCATATACAACCTTTCTCTGGGAGTCGCTAATTAATGACTTCCGATTCATATCTATTAAGCGAAGATTCGCTAGGCCAGATACCGATAAGCAAGCCACTAGGATTACCATAACTGCAGAAGCATTACCAACAGGATGTACAGTCAGGCCGAAGTATAAGATTAACAGAGAAGCTAATTGGCATTACATAGACGATACCGGCACTAATCAGACTGCAATGCAAGCCAATGATACTACAAAAGACTTCTATATTAATAAGCGCTATAGAGAGATTCAAATTGGTTTTGAAGGTACGACTACTGCAGCAACCCCAACAACCCCTAAGATAACCTCGGTTGTATTAATTGCCGAGATGCTACCTGACGAGGCAGACTAGATGGGCGATTATAACGAAATACCAGATGTACCGCTAGAAACTGCCCTTGGCTCTGGTATGAATACCCAGACCTCTGTGACCGATATTACCTCGCGGAGCATAGACATGAAGTCAGGTTCACTAGTCGTCAACAGCCCTAATGGGAAGATAGCCCAGCTTGGAGTGCAGGCTGATGGAACTTTCAATTTAAAGTTTTTTGACCCAAAGACGGGAATAGGGACGGCGCAGTTTGGTCAATATCCCGACAATAGCACGGCACTTAAAGTTGCTAAAACAGGAGTAGAAGTATCGACTGCTACCAACAATCAACTTATTTTCAACAGCAGTCAGGATATATTTAAGATTGTTAAAAAGTTGCCATTAACAATTCCTGCTTTTAATACAACATTTGGGGGGACTGTAACAACTGGCGGTAGTTCTGCTGTGGTACCTCATGGTCAAACTTTTACGCCTATCGTGCAAGTTTATGTTCAGGGGGCTATCGTTAATTTTAATAATGGCAGTTTATTAGCCTCAACGTATGTACCATTGCCGATAGTTACTGCTGATATAAATTCATATTATTTTGAAAATCAGGCAAACAATACCGAATATCCCTTAAGCATCGTTTATGGAGTCGACGCAACCAATGTTTATGTGCAGGCATTTTACAAAGGAACGGGTAATGATGCAGATACTATTGGCTCAATTTCGGGGACTATATTCTTGCTACAAGAAACAGCTACTTAATATACAGGTCCATATTTTTGCAGTGATATGCCGTATAGTTTGTGCCTGTATTAAATTGTCTGCAATTTCTAATGGGGTTATTTAAGTAGTCTTGTAGGCTACAAAAACTCAAGAAGATTATTGCTGGTATTATCGTATAATATATTAAATATTTTATTCGAGCGTACTCCTTAATTTACGTCTACATTATCTCACTTATATATTTAAAGTCAAAGTGGTATAATAGATGCATACGCTCAGACGGCTAATGCTATCTGAGTTTTTTATTAAAAAGGAATAACACATGGATCCAGCAGCACTATCAGGTCAACTTGCTTCACTCGACAGTTCATATAACCCAACCCAAGTTTACAATGACGTCACAACAAAACTAGGTATACCTGATGCACGTACTCAAGTGCAGTCCCTTCAAAAGAATCTTGTAGATACGCAAAACGCTATTAATGCAGTAGATCCATCTGTTACAGGCCGTACTTCAAACTCATTAGTTACCGAAGCTCAACGTGGTCGCTTAGTTAATATGGAGAAGCAGCCACTACAACAAACCTATTCAACCCAGAATCAATCACTTGGAACAGATACGACTAATCTAAATAACCTACAATCTGAAGCTGATCGTCAGGTAGGCGCAGCACAAACTGAGTATACTAATAAGAGGTCAGCACTTGCCGGTCAACTTCAAGAAGCTCTCACTCAACAAGAACAGCAACGTCAGGCAGAGGCAGCACAAGCAGCAGCAGCCGAACAACAGAGAGAGTTTAATATTACTAGCGCACAAAACGCTACTAAGATTGCTCAATCAGGACAATCTAAATCTGGTGCATCCGCTAACGCACCGGCCTATCAGCAACGATCAGGTGGTGGCTTTAACTTCCAAGACTCTAGCGGTAAAGCTATATCTGCCAGGTTATATGCTCAACAAACCGGCACAGACTTTAATGCGTTACTTAAACAGATGGCAGCATCAGGAGACTCAGGCGCTAAAGACGTTCTGGCTAAGGGAGCTAAATCAGCAGCTTATAAAGCATTGACCTGGAATTAAACAATGGCATCTGCTTCTAAAGCGCTTATAAGCCCTAAGAACTCAGGCCAACTAGATAGTGTCATCGGTCATGGCCCTGATGCTAGTTATAGAAGTTACGTTAAGTCAACTGGCGATAACATAATATCTACTGATCAGAGGAAACTTAATAAAGCTCAAACTATAGCAGGCCCAGCAGGATTAAAATCCCCTAAGAACTCAGGGCAGCTTGATTCAGTTATAGGCGCAGGCCCAGATGCTAGCTACACTAACTTTGTTAAGCAACAACAGTTATCACAGAAGTTAGTTCAAGCACAACAACCGAAACAACCAGCACAACCTAAGCCAGCTCCAGTTCCTAAACAACCAACTCAACCCAAGGCTCAAGTTCCTACACTACCCAAAGGCCAAACAACCACTAGTCAACCTTCAGCACCAGCACAGCCTAAAGTTAGTCTAGCTCATCAGATCCTTGGTGCAGTTACGCCTGAATGGAATTTTGCCAAAGGTATGGTACAGCAAGTCGGGCAGATACAAGATGCTAATCCTATCTCACCAAAGAATGTTGGCAATGTAGTTAAAGCCGGTGCCGGAATAGTTACTGGCAATAAAAAAGCTACATCTAATGCAGTAAACAACATTAAGAATACTGAGACAGCACCACTTAAAAGTGTTGGTCAAGGCACAGCTCAGTTTGCTTATGGCCTTGGTGAATCACTTAACCCAGCAGGCGGTGATGTTAATACTAGAAGTCATACAGCACATAACGCAGTTGAAAAAATTATCCTTGGCCCTAACGCTATACCTTCTTGGCAGAATCAATATAAGCAAGACAAAGCACAGCATGGTCAGGCTTATGCAGCAAGCAATATAATACTTAATTCTGTATTAGCGGCACTTGCATTTAAGGGTGCAGGCGATAGCGTAGCAGGCAAAGTTAAAAACCTACCAACTGAGAAGACGGTATCAACTTCTTCAGTAGTGCCAAATGATACCGCACGATCATTTTTCAATGAACCTAATCCAAATATAGATCCACATACTTCAAGCCTATTATCTAAAGCATTGTCCGAGAACAAGTCGCAGTTTACTAGCGAACTTCGTGCCGGTAATGGCGTTACTATAAACGAAGTACATACCGTACCAACCGTATATGGCAAGCTACTTAACATTATCAAAGGCAAGATGGATAAAGGCGCACCGCTTACTCCAGCCGAATCTGGCGTTGTTAAGACTGCTACAGAGAACCCTAGTCAATTTGTCAGTAAAGAACTTGTCCAACCTAAACAGTTACCAGCCGAAACTCCAGCTCCTGGTAGTTTGCCACCATTAGAACAACCAAACATAGTATCTCAAGGCATGGCACCTCTTGAAGCACCAACTCAACCACCAGCAATAGAACAACCACTACCACCTCAAGCAATAACCCCAGCAGAAGCACCGGCACCTCAACCAGAACCAGCACCTGCAACTACATCAACAAAACAAGAGCCACCAGCAACAATTAGCAACGAAGTATCTCATGTTACACCGCTAACTAATCTACCTTCAATTATTGCAGATGGACATATTAAGATGGGGTCGGCACCGATAGAAGGCTTTGAAGGTAAAAAAGGTGTCTATCTACAGAAAGGATCTAAGAATGATTTTTATCATCCTGGAGTAGATAATGCAAAGATAGTCTATAAAGATACTGGATCAATCGGCCCTCATGAAGTTCATGGTGATCAAGTTAGGACTACTGGTCATCTATCAAGTCATCCTTCAGATGTACACCGCATAGAAGTACCAGACACCAAACTCGCTAAGACATTACAAGAACATGGATATAACGCAGTAGTTAATAAAGATCTAGCAGCATCTAAGATGAAGGGCGCAGTTAAACACCTAGGTAAAAAGAAGGCAGATGTTAAGATTACCTATCCTGAAAAATCTAAATTACCACAACCTATTAAAGAGCGTATGCCAGAAGGCAAGGAAACTAATAAGCTTACTAAGCGTGAACTTGAGAATGTAACAAGTACAAGTAGCCGACTTGGCGGTATTGGTTGGGATAAAACTAAACTCAAGGAGTTAGTTAAAACTGTCCCTGGGCTTAAGGAACATCCAGTACTAACAGTTCATATTAACTCTGAGGGCGTACAGTTCCAAGCTAAGATAGGTGTACATGAGTTTAGCATCCCTGCAAAATCTCTAGGGCTTAACGAAGAACGACTAGCTCAAGCAGATTTTAAAGAGGGTCAGACAGTTGATATTAGCAGCGTACTAGAACCAGGAGCTAACAAAGTTCCGGTTATTAATAAGGGTAAAGCATCCTTTGAAGGTACGACTGGCGGTTCAAGTAAACCTAAAGTTACTGAACATCCTCTTGATGCGTTACAAGAAAAAGCTAGACAATTTAGTGATCCACAAAAATTCTATGATAGCTTAAAACCAGTTGAGCGTGATGTAGTTAGGCAAAACTATCGTAAGAAAGATGGTGAATCTGAGATAGACCTATTCAAGCGAATGATGGAAAGTTCAGGTGCTAAAATCTCAGAAGGCAAGCCACCAGAGGATGGTTATAAGATGAGTCATAGGCCAAACGAAGACGGCCCAAGAGCGCACAACCTAACTGAAAGCGATCAGATACCAAAAGATATGTACTCTGAATGGTACGGAAGCCGAGGATCAGTTGCAGATAAACAGTCTATCGCAGCACTTAAAGCTATCAAAGGTCAACCAAATGCTGAAGTTACTATCTATCGTGCAGCACCAACTAGCAAAATGCGAAGCGGTGATTGGGTTACGTTTTCTAAAGACTATGCTACTAAACATGCCGAGAGTAATACACTAGCCGGTAATGATCTAAAGGTATACCAGTTTAAAGTTCCAGCTCATGATGTACGGTGGGCGATGGATGACATTAATGAGTTTGGGTATTACCCACAAAAGAACACAGCTAAATTTGAAGGTACTAGTGGTAGTCGAAGACAAGCACCAAAATCAGGTGCTAAGGTAGATAACATATTCAAGAAGCGTGCAGCAGCAAAGGCCGAAAAAACTAAACAAGTTAATCCTATTACTAAGTTTATTAAAAGTACTGAAGCTACCAAGAAGGCAGCCGGTAGCCTTGATGATCAGCTCCATGCATTAGGCGGCCAAACTATTGCAGATAATGTAGCGCTCGACCACATGTTTAAAGAAGTTCAGAAGTTAAAGATTAAGCCTGAAGACTGGAAGGCTATTTATCATTATGCAGAAGATAAAGCATCGCCTATTACCGAGAGTCAGAAGGCTATCTATGAACAAACTATTAAGCCACTTCAAGACGGCATTAATACTATGCGTAAAGAAATGGGCCTTAAAGAATTTAGCAATGATGACTTTATCCACCGAGAAGTTATAGGACATGGTGGCCCTATAGATAGGTTCATGGAAGGTACAAATAAAACTATCAGTACCGGTAATGTACTCAACCGTACTTCTAGCTCAATGAAGACAAGAACCTGGATGAAGTTAGTTGACGGTAAAGGTAACTCAAAGATTGTCTCTATCAAATCGCCTAAAGATAAAAAAGGGAAAGTGCTTGGTGGTCAGCAAGTAACAGAGTTCAAGAACGGTATGCAGCATCTAATGGGCTTACTTAAAAAGAAAATCCCAGATCCTGTTACCGAATTTAATGATCCAGTACTCATGGATCAACTTAATAAAATTGCTGAAGGGTTAGGACTTACTCATATTAGAACTAATATTCCACTTAAGCGTGGTGATACTGCAGCAGGTGTTAGCTATGGTGGCACAGGACTTATAAAGACTAAGACAGCATCAGCTCCTGATACATTACTCCATGAAATAGGCCACCAGATAGATGAAAAATATAATCTCTATGACTATATGATTGATCCTGTTCCCAAGGAAACTGTTATGGCTACTAAGGGTATCAATAAAGGCAAGATGATTACTCGGCCAGTTAAACAAGATTCAGCAGTTGTTGAAGAGCGCAAGACTATCAATCAAGAACTTCGTGATCTAGCTGATAAAAGATTAAGCGAAGACAGTTCCAGTAACATGGGGAAGTATGTTCGTAAAGGCGAAGAGAAAATGGCAGTCATGTTCCAAGCATATCTACATGCCCCAGATATATTTAAGACTGTTGCGCCAACAGCCTTTGATAAATTTGAAGCCTTCCTAAAATCTCATGCTGATACTAAGGCCATAACTACTATAGAGAAATCATTACAGTTTGGCCGAGAGACTATTGGTGATGTTCGTCATCAAGGTGAGTTCATAGATAAGAACGGTAAGAAGTGGAAGATTGTAAATGCTACAACTAAAGAGATTGAAGCTAACAGCAAAACTCGATATATTAAACAACCGTTTGTTACAAGCGCTATAGATTATGTTCAGACAAGACAAGCATTGAGAGCATCGCAATTCTTAGATAACTGGAAGACTCATCCTAACTTTGAATATAAAGTCCATGAAGACGGTACGACTTCGGGTATAGCTATTAAGTTTGATTCTAAAACTGCTATACCAGATGGATGGAAAACTACTACAGCGCTACAGTTCAAGGGTTATTACTTTGAACCTAGAGTAGCCGAAGTATTAGATGACTTTGCTAAGACTGCGGCCAAGGGTGATCCACTTGGAGCGTTTACTGGCATGAACAATTTTCTTAGAACAACTATTTTCTATAACCCACTGATGCACGTACCAAACATATTCTGGCACGCAGCAATGCGTAGAGGTGTATCTGGGCTTATTAACCCAGTCAGATTATATAGAGGAGTAACTTCTAGTGTTCAGGCAATAAATGAAGTTATACATACTGGTGATCTATACCAAGAAATGTTACGTAATGGCGCACCACTTATGCATTTTGATAGAGATTCAATGTCCAAGAACCTAGGCAAATTAGTTGAGGATGTACTCAAAGATGATAATACAGCATCTACCCTAGCTAAACTTGGTGGATATGCTAGTAAAGCTAACTTCGTTAAGGCGTGGTATAAGGTATCATCTGGTGTTACTTGGAGTAGCCACGACTTCTTTATGATGCAGGGGATTATTGAAGAGATGAAGAAAAATGGCATGACGATGGATCAGGCTATTCATGAAGTTACGGCCCACATCCCAGACTACCGTTTACCAACTAGATTCTTTGGTAGCAGAACGGCTAAGACTACTCTATCTAATCACAACGTAACAATGTTCCTACCATATCACTATGGCATCTGGAAGAGTTACGCCAATACTATTAGAGAGATTGCAGGATTTGAACCACGTGGCGGATATAAGAGAACTGGTTGGTCAGGTAAGGCCAAGACCTCAGCGCATGGTATAGATAAATTAATCATGGCCGGTTTAATTATGCTTGTTATTTATCCAATGTTAGATAAGTTAGCTCAAAAAATATCTGGCGTACCTGGAGCTATCGTTAGGCGTGCAGGGCCGTTTACCTTCCCTTATGCAGTTTATGAAATGCTAGAAGGTAATAAATCTCTCGCTTCAACAGTTCAGACGATGGTGCCAACGCCACCAGGAACTAAGGCAGCAATAGAGTTAGCACGTAACAGAGATGATCTTAACCGTCAGATCTGGAACCCAAGCGATGCATTTACTAACCCAGTTCAGGCAGCTAAAGATGTTGGATCGTTTGTTGCAGGCACTATAGCGCCAGTCAGTAAAGCTAAACAAGCTACTAATGGCAAGTTAAGTGCAAAGCAATTTGGCGAAGGAGCAATTGGCATCCAGACCCCAGATCATACTAAGACTTTAGTTAATCAGCTATACAGTCAGCAATTAAACACCGGTGTCCAGAGCAAGGCACAACAACGTGCAGCAGCAGCAAAGAACGCAGCCAGGGATCAAATAGCCCAAGGCAAAGGTGATTCTCTCGCTAAACAACTAGTAGCTAACGGCACTATTACTCAGGCTAAATTAAAAGCCTTTGAAGCTACTGCAAAATGGACTCCAGTTCAACGTACCTTTGATGCGCTTAGTCCGGTCAACAAACTCCAGGTATTACAGAAGACAAGTCCGAGCAACTGGTCAGAACTATTTACTGATAAAGGTGCATTAATTAAAGAAGCTCAGAAGCAATCTAATAATAAGCATGGATCGGCAGCTAATCGTGCAGCAGCCGGTGATGTAGTCAAGGTGCTTAATGGTGATAAGAGTGGCTACAGTTTTACTTCAGGTACAACAACAACCAATGAAGGATTCCTGCAGACTGTATCGGCTTATGCATCGGCCTTTGGCACAAGTCCTAAGACAGCATTTAATCGCATCCTAACCGGCCAGCGTATACTTCGTACAGAGAATGGAGCTATTATAGTTCAGCGTATGCCACTCGCCACCTCTTCAAAGATTAGGGTTCAGCTTGGCTCACAAAAGGCCAGTGTACCTATGCAGTTAGATCATATTATCCCACTAGAGATTGGCGGATCAAATGATATATCTAACCTACAACTGATACCAAAGTCTCAGGATGAAGCTAATAACCCTGTTGAAGATTACCTCGGTAAACAGTTACAGGCCGGTAAGTTAAATGCTAAACAAGCACAAACTTTGATGCTTGATTATAAGCATGGCAAAATTACTGATCAGCAGGTTTACAATCACAAGTAGATATGGTACATTAAAGGCATAGCTCAATACGGCCATCTGTGCCGTATTTTTTAATATAAGGATCAATTCAATGGACAAAGCGCAACTCGTTAAACTAGCACTTAAAAAGAGAGATACAAAAGGTGTAGCCATGTCAGCTAACCCCTTCCCAGACAAAAACAGCAACACAGACGTTGTTAAAAAAGGAGCTGGTGGTAAGGATTCAGAAGAACAGGGTGAGAGCAAAGCCTTTGAAGCAAGCGAGAATGAATCAAGCGAGAACGCTAATAACGCAGTAAACTCACTTCGCAAAAAGCCAGGTACTAAGGCCACTTCAACTAAGAAGAAAGTTGCCGGAGCAGTTTTCTGGAAGTCAAGTAAAAGAGGTTAATCATGTCATACGGTTTAGATTCACCACTATTAAACTCAACATCTGTTGCCTATGAAGAAAGCCGTATAGTCAAGGCAAGTGCCGGAAGACTATTTGGATTCTCTGGGTTCAACTCAAAAGCATCGGCACAGTTTATTCTTATCTTTGATTCAGCAACACTACCTGCAGATACAGCAGTACCAGTATCAGTCATATCAGTAGCTACAGTAGCTAACTTCTCTGTAGAATATGGCGATCATGGTCGTGCATTTACTAACGGCATCGTTATCTGTAACTCATCAACTGGGCCAACTAAAACTATCGGGGCGGCAGACACTTGGTTTGACTGTCAGTATACCTAAGATGACTGTCATAATTACCGGTTCAACTCTTGACTTAAGGGCCAGGACTAGAAGAGAAAAGTAAAATGTTTTTTGCAGATATACTTCATGCTGATGGACAAATAGTCCAGGACATTGTTTTTATCGCCATCTTTATAGGAAGCGTATTTGCTTACGCTAAAGGCCACGTACCTCAACAGACTATTAAAAATCTTAAAGATCTATCTGATGCTCAGGCTAAAAGTATTATCGAACTTAGGGAACAAGTAAAAGAAAATACCAAGGCGCACGTAAGCGAAACTTTAGAACTCAACAAAGCGATTGCAGATCTACAAGGCCAGATCAAAGTATATAAAGAGCTACCACTTAGAGAGCTTGCAGATGGCATCAAGAAGGTTAGCGAAGGCCAGACAGCTATCAGCGATAACCAGACAAAACTTTATACACTACTAGAAAAATCAGCTATAGTAGCTCACTCAGATACTCAGGATGCAGCAGCTAAAGTTAAGAAAGTTAAGGAAGACTTGCAAAGCGCATAGGCGTATAATCTAAATTATTAAGTAAAGGAAAATTATGCTTTTATTCAAAGATATTTCATACGCTCAAGGCAACTACAATATGGATGCCAATACGGATCCAATGGTTATGATGAAGATGGCCGGTGGCGATGGTGTTACTACTCCTCTCTACTTCGATAACGAAGCGGCAGCCAATTATAATAAAGCGATCCGAGCGAATAAGATTCCTTTTATGTATTACTTCTATGGTGGTGGCGATCCAGTTACTGAAGCTAACTTCTTTATCCGAGCATGTTCACCTCTAGCTGTTGGCGATGGCCTAGCACTAGACATCGAGCGTGGCACCAGATGGAATCCACAAACAGATCCAGGTGCAGTTCAAAAAGTACTAGCCTTTGTTACTAGGATCCATGATGTTACCGGAGTATGGCCTTGGGTATATATGAATATGTCAACTGCAAATATGTATGACTGGAGTCCAGTCTTTAACCTATGCGCCTTCTGGTGTGCAGCACCAAGTTTTGGGTTCAACGATACGCTTCCAGTTAAATACCCTCAAACAGCACAACAAGGCCCAGTAGTTAATGGACAAGATACAGATGCAGCCTTTGTTCCTGATCTTGATCATCTTAAGAAGTTTACTTATCAAGGTGGCCCACAAGTTCCAGTTCAACCACCGGCACCAACTCCACCCCCAGTAGTAACACCACCGGCACCTGTTCCACCAGTAGTAACACCGGATCCAGTTCCAACGCCTACACCACCAGTTGTTACCCCAGATCCAGTACCACCAGTAGTAAATCCACCGGCTCCATCAAAGCCAAACTTTATCCAGTCTCTAATCTCAGCAATAGTTAATTTAATAAGAGCCTTTTTTACAGGGAGTAAAAAATGATCAACAAAGTTAAATCATTAGTCCGTAAGTTATGGGCCAACGTAATGGTACGAAGAGTCGTACATACATTTTGGCAGGCGTATCTAGCAGTATTCGTACTAGGAGTTCCGGCAGTAGTCCACTATAACGGTAACTTTTCGGTATCAGTTGATCATAAAGCATTAATTGCCCTAGTTATAGCAGCCGGTGCAGCAGGACTTGCAGCACTTAGAACTGGCATATACAACATCTGGCAGACTCGAAAAGCTTAATGCCACTATGGAAAAGCACAATGGATATAATAACTTCAGCAGGAAGTTAGCTTCAGCGAGAGCATTAGTTCGACAAGTTCATATATTACCAAGAGTCCTATCCCCAGTCTCAGAACACTTCCAAGAGCGTGAAGCGCAAGATGAAGTGTTACCACCACCAGACTATTATGATAGTCGTGGCTACCCTCAGTGGACTCTAGCAGATCAGCTAGAACAACCAGGATCAATCCAACCTGAACTCTGGGAGCATATTGGTGAGATGACTTTAATAGTCCATCCAACCCTAGCTGAACAGAATCGTTGGGATTCCGGGGGAACATACTTCGATGGAACAGCATCCTGGACAAGATCCTATAGGTTTTGAGTTTGATGGCCTATGGGTAACTAGAAGTATCTCAAGAGTCATTCGATTTTATCATCGACCACTATGTGATCACCTTGAAGTAGATACAGGCGGTGAATGTCCTATGGCTTATGTATTAGATGAAGCAGGTTTTGAAACTCTTGAAGCATACAAATGGGATGTAGTTGTTTATGATGATGCTAGTGAACAGATGCAGGAGTTCATAGTTGAATTGCACTTAGATAACCAGGAAAACGAATTAAGACAATGGAGTGTTGACAATCCATAATCATAAGCGTATATATTTAAGTGTACCGTTAGGTTGCGATCAGTAAGCACTTTACCAGATTAATCCAAAGTTTGTATATAGCCCCTGCAACCAGGGGCATTTTTTATACCTCAATTTTCTTGTTATATATTTTCTCTAAGTCTTCAACATCTAAACTTCGCTTAAGCTGGTTGCAATTATTGCAGGCCGGTTTTAAATTACTTATTTCATACTTAAGCTCAGGATGCCTGGCTTTACTTTTTACATGCTCAAGTTGAATAGTTGATCTGGTCAGCTTCACCGGACAGTTAGGACTAATCTGCAGATAGCAGATCCAAACGCCTTTTTCGTCAGGTGGATTGACCTTGAACCACTCTCTGTTAGTTAAGGTTCTTAGATCATGAGTCTTCTCAGACTCTTGTTTTAGTGCCTTGCGTGGCTTGTTTAAGCACATTAATGAACTATGATACAGGCCACCGCAATAAGTACATGGTTTTTGTTTAAACATTTTTATTTCCTTAAATTAAATACGACCTCATTATTTCATGCTCAATCTTATGGGCCTTTACCTCAATACGTTTTAACTCCTTGGCCTTCTTACGTGCTTCAGCAGACTTCTTGCCAGCTTCAGAGGTAAACTTCTTTAGTCTCTCTGGACTCATGGTTTGAAGGAACTTCTTGCCGGTAGTACCGCCTTTACGGCCAGCTTCAACTGTCTTAGGGTTATTCTTTTCAAACGGCATTAGATTCTCCTTTTAATTAAGTGGATGGTTAGCATTATTATTATAGCGAATGTTGTTACGCTACAGGTGATTAGAAAAATAGGTACGCTATTGTATACGATATAGTCCGTCATGGATAATCCTTTTCGGTACTTCCCGAATTAAAGTTCCGGTAGTCTTCCAGTAAATGACCTTGCGATTAGTAACTGGATGTACTTCCTTATATGCTACAACAACTAATTTCATCTCTCTAAGCTCCATAACACGCCCTGTAACTCGATTAACTTCCCAATCTAGCTCATGCGCTATATCATAGTTACAAGCCGATCCTAGGCGCTCTATGGTGTCATAAATGCGTACTTGCTTATCGCCAAGGTGTTTTAACTCGACATAAGCTAATAGGCTAGTTTGTTGCATCATAAGTATCTCCTATTTTGTTCTATTAAATTATCTATTTGTAGTAGCCACTCTTTATCTGTAGCAAGGGGTAGATCATAGCCTTGCTCAGATGACTTCTGGCGAAAAACGTCAATAGTCTTTGCCATATCTTCCTTGCTTAGATCAGCGGAACTTCTGAAAAATACTCGATCCTTCTTACGATAGATGTATATAGGCTTGTTTAGTTCCTTATAGATCTGTTTAGCTTCCTCGATTGTGTAACCGAAGTGTTCACCAAATGCCCCTATAATTAAATGTAAGTAGCTATTCTGGCTTAGAGTCCGGTTAGGACTAATTGCTTTAATCTCAACCATATCTTTGCGCCTAACAAGGTAACTGATCCGATTACGTGCCGCCTTAACTTCAGTGGGATTAGATAGTTGGTACTTCATCGCTATCCCCCTCTTGAGTTTCCCTTCCTAATACTTTATGTGTCATAGCTTTGCTTCCTCGTCTTTAATTTCTAAGACTGCATCTATACTAAATTGAGCACCTGCTTGGTATATTTTAGCTATTAACCGCTTATCTAGCTTGTCCAGCTCATTCAGCTCGTTACCAGTTAAGCTGTCTAAAAACTTCATTAAGTGAATAGGCATCTTGGCTAATAATTTATCTCGTATATCACTCATTCTATCTCCTTTACTTTATGTTCTGGGGTGGGCTTAGTTTCTATAGTAAATCCCTCATACACTTATCGCATGATTTAGGATAAAAACCACCAGCCCAATGCTGTCTCCAGCTATGTAAACCAATACGACACCAAAAATCCCTGTTAGCATATCTAAGCTTTGCTTCATCTTTTACTTTTAATTCTTTGTTGACTCTGAGTAGCTCGGGGGTAACTGGTACGCCACGACTTCTTTGTTGCTCAATGAAACCATCAAAATATTTACTCATAAACACCCTCCACAATTAGCTAGATTAGCAGTCATCTTTTAATTCCTTCGTCAGCATCTATTTCAATATCTATATCTTCACTAGAGGTTTCAAATTCAGGTCTAGTCCATTTACCCTCTAATTCCTTTAACTTTTCTTGTAGGTCGGCTTTCCGTTCATGTAAGTAATCTAGTTTCTTAATTTTTATACTACTTCTAGCTCTACGGTCTTGAATAGCTTTCTCTATTTCATCTATCCTCGCCCTTAATTTCTCAATTTCTATTTGGGTGGCGTGTAATTCAGTTATTGAGTCTACTAAACCAACAAATTCGTGTATTAGTTCATCACCATTTTGATTAAAGTTATACTTATCTATTTTGGTGTGTCCATCTGTTGCCGATAATATAACTCCAGGTAATTGTTCTAACAATATCTTTTCAACATCTAAATTAAAGTAATTACTCATATCATCTCCTTTTCATCTAACCAGCTATAGTTATCTTTCATGGTCATAGCTTGTCCGCCTTTATAGCAACGTAAAGCTTTTTCATACTTTCGTTATCTAAAGTAAAATTACCGCTACCTTCTCCATGAGTTCCGTTTACAAGTATATGATTACTATTAAAATTTATAGTTACAATATTATCTATATTTAAAACAAAAGTTTCGTTATATCTAGTTTCTTTGACTTGTATAAATTGCCCCATAATCTACTCCTCCCCTTTAAATAATTTATTATCGGTCATATAGTTTTTCCTTAAATCTTTTAATTAGTTGCTCATCCCTCGGAACATCAATAACCTTAAAGCACAATGAAGTATCTTCAATGTCAGGGTTATAGTGTATTAGCCTAGCCATGTCCGATTCGCTTATCATTAGGCCAAACTGGATCTGAGCATAGACTTCTATTGGTGTATCTTCTAGGCAAGCTAAATGCTTTTCTTCTTTAAAACACTTAACTTCTAGTGGCATGATGCCATTTTTAATCACCACATAGTTGTCCGGACTATAACCGGCATCAGGGAACTGATCATTGGTCATAAACCCTATAGCTTCTGTTTTAACGTCATATACGGCTTCGTAAGCTTCTAATGCCTTAACTTCAAGAATATGTCCACGTTCGGCCCAAAAACCGCCAGAACTAATGTTAGCGGTTCCTGTAGCAGCCTTTTTACCACGTGCTAATAGAACAGCAGCATTACTAGCAGTAACTTTACCGATTCGTAATGCGTGCCATTCACTGGATCCTTGCTCAACTTTATGATAGGTTAGCATTTTCTCTAGCCTTCTTAATTATGTCAGCTTGCTTATCATCAGTAGCTGTAACCTTATCTGCTAGGCCGTAAGATTCGTTATCGACTTTATCTATCTCGATAGTAATATCGTTGAAGTGTCGCTTGCAGGCACGCTTAATGACACTCTTAAGCCAGAACTCTGATTCCCATTTATCCCAAGTGCTAGAATTTTTACTACCTTTTTTCATCTCTTCAAAGTCATGCCGGTTCAATGCTTCAAAGTAATCTTGGCCGTCAATCTTAATAATGCAGTAAGCACCATTAATCTTAGAGTTACCAAAAGGATCACCGAATTGATGAGAGTAAACTACTTCACCGGATTCTTTAGCAACAGAAAAAGTATCGCCTTCTCGGACTAGCTGAACATCAAAGGTTGCAGTTGGATAGATAGACTTAACTTTATTCTTATAGCCATGATAAGTAACCATAGCCATGCCCTTGCCGGTTATGACAACATTAACACCATCTATTACAAGGCCAAGTCCTTTAAACTTGAAGGCCATTGTATATAGCTGATCATCGGTGTTGCTTGTTACTGGCTTATAATCTGATTTGGAATTTTTCTCTTGGGTCTTTTGCCCTTCAATATATGCCAAAAACTTATTAATATCATTTACCGGCATATGCATCTTTTTGAGTTTATCTTTTAGTGTAGTTGCTTGAACCATCATAGTAACCTCTCTAACTTAGCGTAAATATCCCTAACCTTAGTGAAAGGGATAGTATCTTTTAATATAGCTTCATCAACTGCATCAAACAGTTTTTCAGCTTCGTCTATAGTTAAATTCCCTAGCGATATTGAAACCGCTAGGAACATTAAAGACTCTTTTCTAACATTAGGAGTCATATTATTTCACCTTTTTATTTAAGCGATAGTAACTATTATCTGCAGTACCGGTTGGTAGCTCGTCATATAGTTCATAATGCTTTTTAATTTTATCCATCTTTGCAACCTTAACAGTCTCAGTATATTCAGCAGGTAGTTTTTCAAGATCTACAACCTTAATACCAAATACCTTGCTAACAGATACCTTAAAGTTTTCATTCTCTATAACATCGAAGTAACCGGCTTGGATCAGTTCATCTTTAACCTGAGTCCACATTTCAGTTACTTTGCGCTCTAACTCTTTTTGTTCCTTTAAGAATTTAGCAAATGCCTTATTCTCAAGTTCAAACTTAGTTAGTTTATCTAACATCTTCTGTTCTTCTTTGGTAGCCTTTAAAGCTAACTTCTGGGCGTTCTTAATATCACTCATTTTATTACCACCCTTATCTGGCCTAGATAGCCGTTTTTAGTTTGTTGTTTTATATATTGTTGTACTGTCATAGCGTACTCCTTGCTTTAATTGACCCTCTAATTTTAACAAAAGCATAACAAGCCTGTCAAGTGCTTTATGGTATAATTATAGTTCAGTGTCATTAGGATGATTGCGTACTCCAACTCTTTTAACCTAATGACACTTTTTTGTTGGCTTGTCATCTAATGGTAGGATAGTGGACTTTGACTCCATCAATCTAGGTTCGAGTCCTAGCGAGCCAGCCATTATAAAAAGAGAAAACCCCTATTGCTAGGGGCCTTGATCGTGTTCTCTTATAAGCGACTCAGCCGTTGACTTAATATTAACAATACGTATAATAGATGTCAACACTTGATCGTGTTCCGGACAGTTCAAATGTTAGGCCGGTTAAACCTAACAACCACACTCAAACTCATGTAACGAGGGCGAGACTAGTACAGTTAAGGGAGAAAAGGACTTGTTACATAAGTTCTTCTTAACTATGTATTTGATCTTTTAATTATTAATTGCTTCATTAAAAAACAGTACCAGCCTAAATCTATGCTTCAAAGAACAAGACTAGATAATCTCTTCTAACTTATAAACTATATACTTGACTTATACAACAAAAGCATATACACTATACAGGTCATTAATAAATACAAGGAGTACGCAATGACTAAATCAACTAAAAAAGTAGAGAAAACTACTGAAAAAACAACTAAGGTAATAAATAAAGATTCCCTTCTAAAAGTATTAGACTGGGTAGCAAAGATAGTAGCTGGAGTATTCTTCATAGCATGTACCTATGGATATGTCTCAGGTTGGTTAAAGACTCATCAGAACAACTATGATCTAAGCCGAATTGGTGCTATTCTAGTTGTTAGTGTTGCGCTATACCTTTTCTTACGAAAAAAATAGTAACACCACAAGATGAAAGACTTTTTTAAGTGCCTAACTATAGTGGCCTTTGTCGCTCTGATCAGTGTCTCACTATCTAGCCCCAAGGCCACCTCATCTCTAGCAAAACCTAAACCAAAGGTTATTGCTTCAGTTATTAAGCCGGTTATCGCACCGGTAGCTGTAGCTCCAATAACTTATCCAATAGGTTGTGCTAACTATTTATCACTTGTCGATCAATATAACTGGAATACTCACGTTGCTATGGCAATCATGCAGGCCGAAAGTTCCTGCAACCCCTATAGCGTATCTAACGTATCAATCAACTATGACGGTGTAGCAGACTATGGCCTGATGCAACTTCATGGAGTAGACATACTTGATCCGGCTCAGAATGTAGCTTATGCCTATTATCATAAGTATTTACCAGCTCATGGATTCACGCCTTGGAGTACATATAACTCCGGTGCATACACAAAATACTTGCAATAATTATCAGTGTTTATGCTATAATGTAGTTATGAAATCACTGTGGAATTTGAAGTAATTATCGGGCGCTTTACCACAGTGGAGCGCCCTATTATTAGTTTAAGGAGCCATATATGTCAAACGCATCAAATATCAACCCTAAATTTGATTACCTTCTATGCGAAGAGGTCAAAGAAGTAAGTGGCGTTGTTACGTCAACTGAAATCTCAGATCATTGGCAGAAGTATCGAGTCCTAGCAGTTGGCCCAGGTAGATACCAAGAAGGAACTTTTGTTCCTACTACTACCGAAGTAAACGATGTTATATATGTTCAAAAACACGCAGAAGCTGATAGCCCTGAAGATCTAAAACAGCGTGGCCTACACCTGATAATGGAATCAAGGGTTATGGCAAATGTTGAAGCATAGTGCCAAAGTTAAAAGAGCTAGGCGTTTTCAGCTCCATGAACCTTCGAGTTCGTTATTTCATACAAATGGTTGGCTATTACGTAGAGCTTATATTGCGGAAAGAGTAAGGCGAAAGAATATCCGGATCAAATATTATATAGAACTTAAAAAAGGAGTACGCTAATGTTTATAAGCAAGAAAAATTATTATGATTTACATCAGCGGTTAAATGTCCTAGAGGATTATGCCGAAAAAGACTTTAAGCGTTTTGGTGAATATAAGGGAGACATTGATAAGTTGAATGATGTTGTATTCCACTCTAAAAAAGACTCGGACAGGATTTATCCATCCTTGCTAGAGAGATTATGGTTGAATCCAAAGCCCAAAGAGTCAAATGCTATCAGCATACTAAATGATAAATTTGAGTTAGCCATGAACTACTTAGGCATATCTGTATATAAGAAGTCAGCAACCGATGAACATTTAGCAGTAAAGTCAATTAAAAAACCAGTTAAGAAAGTTAAGAAAGGATAATATCGTGGCCAGAGGTGAGACCAAGGTAATCAATCATAAAGCTCAAGACAAGATCGTTAAAGGTGCAGAAGCTGTATATAAGGCAGTAGCTAGAGTTTACGGCCCGACAAGTTCAAACGTAGCTATCCAGCGTAATTACGGCTATCCAACCGTAACTCATGATGGTGTTACTGTAGCTAGAGAAGTATTCTTAAAAGATCCAGTTGAAGACATTGGTGCAGGACTTCTAGTTCAAGCATCAGATAAAAGTAATAATATCTCAGGCGATGGTACTAGCTGTACTGTTATGCTTGCTTACCACGTAATGGCCGGAGCTAGACAAAGCGCAGCAGCAGGATTCAATATCATGAAGCTAAGACGAGGTATCGATAAAGCATCTATAGACATTAAGGCCGAGTTAGATAAGTTAGCTAGAGAAGTACCAGACAAAGAGTTATCTCAAGTCGCAGCAATCTCAGCTAGTGATCCAGAGATTGGTAAACTTGTAGCAGATACAGTCCTTAAGGTTGGTGGTGTTGGTATCACCGTAGAAGAGTATGAAGGACTTGGAGTTATTGAAGATGTTGTTGAAGGTGTTTACTTTGAGCAAGGATGGGCGATGCCGCACTTCGTTACTGATCGTACCACCGAAGAAGCTGTACACGCCAACCCAAATATCCTTATTGTTGAAAAGAAGCTTAAACAGAACCAAGACATCGTGCCAATAATTGAGATGGTATTTAAAGATGCAGCCGAAAAGACCCTAATCATTATCGGTCATGTAGATGGACAGGCCCTAGAGACTTGCGCCTTAACTAACCTAAACGGTGGAGTTAAACTCTGTGTCATTAAACCGCCAGTATATGGTGATCAAGAGTTGCCCTTCCTAGAAGACATCGCAGCAATGACTGGCGGCAAGTTAGTCCAGCAATCACTTCCATCAGATAAAGTAACTATCGACTACCTAGGCCAAGCATCAAAGATTACCATAGCCAAAGATCATACAACCATCCTTAACGGTAAGGGTGTTCAAGAAGACATAGACAATCGGATCGATGACCTTAAGAAGCAAATGCTATCAGATAAGTATAGTGCCTTCCAAAAGGAACGCATGGAGTTCCGCCTAGCTAAACTTCAAGGTAAGATCGGTATCATCCGAGTTGGTGGTGCTACTGAGTCAGGCCAGAAGGAAATGAAGTTCCGAGTAGAAGATGCAGTACATGCAACACGTGCAGCAAAAGAACAGGGGATTATCCCTGGCGGTGCTACAACTCTAGCTCGACTATCTACACTACCAGTTCCAAAGAACCTAAACGCTGATGAAGCTCAAGGTTATAGGGTAGTACTCGAAGCTTTAACTGAACCATTTAAACAGTTGATGGCTAATGCCGGTGATGATGGTGGCTATAAACTACAGCAAGTCCTAACTTCAGAACCAGGATATGGATTCAATGTTACTAAGATGGGATCAGAACCTATTGACCTATTCAAAGAAGGCATAGTGGATCCAGTTAAGGTAATTAAGTCAGTAGTAGAAAATGCCTGTGATGTTGCCGGTATTGCAGTTACGATTCCAACAACCATAACCATAGATCGAGAAGCACAGCTTGAACAGATAGCAATGAATAAGGCACAGATCGGTAACTAGATGTTGACTGCCATACTAAGCATTAACCTTTTCGCATTAGGAATCTTAGTTGGCTATTTTCTTCGTGAATATATTAATAAGTTCAATACATTAATAGAGATCCGCAAGGAACGTAAAGAAGCTCAGAACATTGGAGTAGTCAGACCTCAAGGCATACCAGCTACACGTAACCAACCTATTGATCTATCTAGCGATACTGGCCCAGTAATGCGACCAACTCCGGCCAAGGTTGAAGATCAAAGGCAAGATGAGCGAGCAAGAATATTAAGGGAGAATCACAGGTAAAAATATGGAACAGCAAGACTTCATCCGACAACTTAGTGAATTATGGTACCGACATGACTAAAGACCCAAGCCAAATAGTTAAACTCTGTCCAGTATGCAAACACCGTCATGCTAAAGGTGAGGATTGTCTATGAAAAAGGTTGGCACTATTGGAGAGATAGATGTTTTTGAGGATCTTTGGGTTCCTGATGGCAAGATGTATTTTTTAGGAGATAACTTTACGGCAGTAGTATCTAACCCTGATTCAATATACGGAATAAAAGTTAGCCGTTGGTACCGCATTAAACGATGGATAAAACGTCATGTGCGATAGTTGCGGTTCAAAGGAACATACAATCACAGCCGTTATTAATGGTAAATTTGGTCAATATTGTAATAACTGTAGACAAGGAGCTACACGCCAAGCAAATGTAGGATCAGCACAGTACGCAAGAGATCGAGATCGTGATGCTCATGAGATAGGACTGGTTCAACCCTGGGATCGTCAAGGCAATCCAAATAAAGAATTTATGCGCCTATACCCTGATGAGTCTAAAGAAATGTTTACCGAGGAAGAATTTAATAAGTTCGGTTAAGGAGAATATTATGAGATTATCAGTTCAAATAGTTAGTTGAATTAATAGTATCTACTCACGATGGAACTACCGGCAATGGCGCAGGTATAGTAATATCAATAGTATGGATTATTCAAAGTATATTAACGCTAAGTTATATCTATAGCGAAAAAGGAGAATTTTAAGATGACAGATACAGCACCAGCAAAAGAAGAAATTAAGGGTCAAGAATTTAATTTAAAACCTACCGAGACTCAGCTATTAGTTATTACTCAAAATAACCAGCAAGCAGTCTTCGCAGCAATCCTAAGTCAAATAGCAGTAGATCGACTAGGCTATCAAGTAACAGACCGTACTCAATTTAAACTAAGCCCAGCATTAGATAAAATGGAGATAGGCGAATTACCTGAACCACCAGTACCTACAGCTAAAGCCGATACTCCAGCAACACAAGTAGATCAACCACCAAATCCACCTAAGCCACCAAAAAGTGGTGTAGTCGCAGCAGCATAAGGTAGTTGAGTTCAACTAAAGCATAGAAACCTAACGTCGCACAATATAGCACTAACAGGGGTGGAAGATCAATCGTCATGCCAACAGTGAAACAACAATTAGTATTTAAAGCCCTATCGGAAAATATTGGAAGTAACAATATAAAGCCGTTAGGCACAGTATTAATTGAAGCCGGTTATTCAAAGACAGTATCTGAAACCCCTAACCTTGTTCTAAAGTCAAAAGGATTCCAAGAGCTATTAGATGATTACTTACCTGATGCAGATCTAATTACTACTCACAAGAAGCTATTAGAGACTAAGCGTATTGATCATCTAGTATTCCCTGTAGCTATTACTGATGAAGAGATAACTGAATTAGTTGAATCAGTTGGTGGCACAGTCCGGAAGATAGCTCATGGCGAAACAGCTAATCATGTTTGGTTCTGGATAGCTAACGATAAGGCTAGGCACGATGCATTGAAGCTTGCGTATGACCTTAAGGGTAAGCTCGGTAAGCGTGATACACCAGAACATTCATCAACCTACAATACCTTCATCCAAAACAATAACGTCAATCCTGAAGCACCTGGCGCTAAAGAACTTGCAGCAAAGACTCTTGAAACATTAATGGAATTAACTAAAAGGAAGGTGGATTAGATGACCATCTGTCCTGATTGTGGCCTAGAGTACATTAACAATATATATAAACCTCATGAGTGTAAGCCAACCAATGACTGAAGAAGAACTTAAACAGCAGGAAGAGATGAAGGCAACGATGCATATCCTTAGCCCTGCAGCTTGGGTATTAGATAACAACTTCATTAATGAGAACCAGCAACCCTTTGAGTTCGACTTACACCGGTTCATGATCCAACCATATAACGATACGCATCCGGATCAAGTTATCATGAAGTCAGCACAAGTTGGTTGGAGTGTTGCAGCTATTATCAAATCTATTCATGCAGCCAACTTCCGTAAACTCAATGTTATCTATGTATTACCAACACGTAATGCTACTCACGACTTCGTTATACCTAAAGTAAACCCTATGCTTGATCGTAATCCATTGCTTAAAGACATGCTCAAGAATACCGATAGCATCCACTTGAAGGCAGTTGGTGATCGTTTTATCTACTTCAGAGGAGCTTTTCATCGTGGTGAAGCTATCTCAACTACAGCAGATCTAGTCGTATCTGATGAGCATGACATCAGTGATCAGAACGTGCTTAGTATCTATCAGTCAAGATTACAGTCATCAACCTTCGGTTGGATGTGGCGATTCTCTAATCCATCATTGCCATCGTTTGGTGTTAGCGAGCTATACGAAGACAGTGATCAAATGCATTGGATCATTAAATGCCCGCATTGTGGTTGGCAAATGTACATTGACTTTGAGAAGGATCGACAGATAGGCAATCACTTCCTAGATCAAGTTAAGGTTCAGTATGTTTGTGGCAGATGCGAAAAAGAACTAGACAATGACGATAGGCAGTCAGGTCAATGGATAGCCAAATACCCTAATCGTGAGCGCAGAGGTTATTGGATCAATCAGTTGATGGTGCCTTGGGTATCAGCTAAGAAGATACTTCAACAGCAAGCAAGCATGGAGACAGATGTATTCTATAACTTCGTGCTTGGCCTACCTTGGCAAGCATCAGAGTATATCATTAACGGTGAAGCTATCCTTAGAGCTTGTGATCCTGGCCTTGCTGATATGACAGACGTTATCATTGGATGCGACTCAGGTAAGACTAAACACTGGGTAATGGGTAATGCTCAAGGTGTCTTCGCTTATGGCACTACAACCGACTGGGATGATATAGAACGCCTTATTAAAATGTATAACGCAACTGCAGTCATTGATGCATTACCGGACTTTACGATACCTGAACAGTTAGCACGCAAATATCCAGGCCAAGTCTTCGTACACTACTACACGCATGACTCCAAGAGCTTGAATGTTACTGAGCGCAAAGAAGGTGAACAGTTTGGCGTACTTCAATCAGATAGAACCAAGTTATTCGATAACCTTGCAGCACGTATCACTGGCGGCAAGATGCGATTCTTCCAGAATAAGGATGCATTACAAGATCTAATTGATCATTTTGAAACGATGTACCGAGTTGTTGAAGCTGATACACGTGGCATCAAGCGTGCTAGATGGGAGACAAAGATTGGCAAAGCTGATCATTACGCTCATGCAACAGCTTATTATCTAGTTGGCTTATCTATGGCGCTGTTGGTTGGTGAAGCCGGTGGTGTTAAACCTAATGCACCAGCGAAGCAAAAGACTACATTTAAGGTTGATCCAGTTACCATGAAAGTACCTGTTGAAGATGCATTAGGTAGGCCATTTAATGCAATGATCGAAAAATCATTAGCACGAAACAAAAGACATAAGGTATCATAATCTTATGTACGACATTAAGCCATACAAGAACCATGCAGGATCGCCAGCATTAAGTCTATATCTATTGAGCGATGATCAACCAGAGATGGAAAAGTTATCATGCATCTACTGCAAACGAACCATTGCAGATATTAAAGGAAACATCGACACTATCATTAGCACGCCTATGCCATTACAAGACTTTGGTATTGCTGTTAATATACGATGCAAACTATGCGGTCAGAACTATCGATTGCTTGTAAATGCTGAAACTATACAGGGGTAGATTTACAGTTCAGCTTGTGATATACTGTTTTTAATATGCTCATACGGCTAACAAGCTATAGGAGCAATTCCCTTGGATCCAATGTCAGCACCACTACCAGGCGAGATACAACTTAGTGCCAACGAAGCTCAAGTTGTTATATTTGATTTAAAGATAGATGATAATGAACTACTAGGACTAATCCGCAGTCCTATTCGAGATAGTGAAGCATACTGGAACGATACCTTTAAACTTAAGAAGGTACGCCATGAGAACATGAATCTCTGGCTACCAAACCACTGGAAAGATAAAGATGTTTACGACTTCCAAGAAGAGTATCTATATCAAGATCCACGTATCTTTACTGCAGTTGAATCAATCGCATCAGTAGTCAACTCACGTATTCCACAACCTGATGTTATGCCAGGCCAAGACAATGTAATTAGTAAACAGATAGCAACTGATGTTCAGAAGGTATTATTTGCTCATAGTACCAAGTATCAAACACCGGACATATTTAGGATTGCAGCACGTAACTTACTCTTAAAGCGTGTTGGCTTTGTGAAGCTTAGATGGGATCCATCAAGAGGTGAGCATGGTGATGTTGTTCCGGAGCATGTATCACCTGAAGATGTTGTTGTTGACCAAGATGCACGATGGGGTGATATACCTCGGTTCATAGCTCAGAGGATCAAGAACAAAACTGGTGAAGAGCTTATTGCAATGTTCCCTGATCAGAAGCAAGCGATACTTGCATTACTTGGAGCTAAACGCCAGAACTCTAAGGGTGATCTAGTTGCCTACAAGTCAATGCTTGGTAAGAAGAAGAATATCTGGGAAGTTTGGTTCAAGTATTATGATGAAGAGTCAGGCAAGTATAGCGGTGGCCTAGCCTATGTTGATGAGATGTTCCAAACAGTACTCGGCAAGATGCGTAATCCTAACTGGAACTATGAAGATGAGAATACCAAAGGCGAGTGTTCAAACTTACTCGACTTCCCAGAACCACCATTTATTCCTCTTAACTACCTGAACGATGGCACAAGCTACATTGACCTTACAACTCTAGTTGAACAGGCAGCACCACTACAACGTATCTTAGATAGGCGTGGATTCCAGATCATGGAAAATGCCGAGATGGCAGGATCAGGACTGATATTCAATACTCAGATGATCAAGAAGGAAGACATCGCCAAACTTACTGGATCACCTGATGAGCGCATTGGTGTTAAAGGTAACGTCAACCAAGCTGTTATGCGTATCGCACCACCACCACTACCTCAATACGTTATTGAAGACAAGCAAGATGCCAGGAACGAGATGGACAACATCTTTGCAACTCATGACATTACACGTGGTCAGAACTCAGACAATGTAACTCTTGGTCAGGATCAACTACAAGTTAGCCAGGATTACACAAGGATGGGCGATATTGCACGTGCTGTTGAACGCATGGCAACTAAGTATTATCGATACCTAGTCCAGATGATGAAGGTCTACTACACAGACGAGCATTGGTTCTGGGCAGCCGGTGAAGACGGACAGTTTGATCGAGTCATGATGAAGTCAGACATGATTGAAGACGGCATTGACGTTAGTGTTGAAGCTGATTCTACATTGCCACCAAACAAAAAGGATCAGATGACCTTTGCAATGGAACTAGCGCCACTAGGCTTAATTGATCCACTATCTATGTTTGAGGTTGGATCAGGTGGCGTATTGCCTAGTCCTAAGAAGATGCTTGAGCGATTAGTTAAATGGAAGATGGATCCAATGTCCTTCGTACAAGACACCCAAGATGCAGACTTCGATAGGCTTGCGTTTATGGATATACAAGTATTACTTCGTGGCGAGATGCCAAAGGAACGTGATCTAATTAGTCCTGAGTATCTATCATTCCTCAACAAGTACATGACTTCAAATGGTGAGTTCATGCATCAACCAGATAAGACTAAACTTCTATTCATCGAGTGGGCGCATCAATGTACTGTAATCGCACAACGTCAGATGCAAGCAATGATGAGTCAGTTACCAACTCAACAAGATATGCAGAACGCTAACCAGCAAGCCATCCAACAGAAGCAAACAGTTGACCAACTACAACCTAGCCAACCACCACAACCAGGCGCACCAAGTCCAGGTGGCGCTCCAGCTCCATCCCCAGCAGGATCAGGCGGGTCTGATCTAGCTAGAGGATTAATCCAAGCACAGCAACAGGGGAATCCAACGCCACCACCAACTGGTCGACCACAACCAGGTGTATAATAGAAGGATTAACTTAAGGAGAACATCATGAATTTAGGAACAATATTAATAGTAGTTTGGATCATTCTAGTAAATATCTCTCAATACTTCCTCAACTGGATAGTATTTGGTAGGACAGGTCTAATCGTTATAGGCGTTATCGGTTTAGTAGGTGGATTGATCTGGTTATTTGGTGGATCTTATACTATAAAATTACCAACTCGTAAGGTATAATTATAAGCATTAACTAAGGAGTACTAAATGTCGAAGCCTAACTCGGATGACAGCAATACAAATAGCGATGACGCAAAAGAGGTATCAGGCGTAGCGCCTACACTAGATCAAGTTCATCAAATGAATCAAGCTAAAGTGGAAGCTGAGGACTTAGAAAATGAAGAAGATAACGCAGACGATAGTTCCGATAGTGATGCCGGAGTTGGTGATAGCGGATCCGCATCTAATGACAGCAACGATGAAGATGGTGAAGACGAAGATGGATCTGGAGAAGATGAGCAATCGGGCGATGAGGTTGTACAACCGCCAGTTCCGCCTGTTGTCGAAGAGTCGAAAGTTGAATCAGCCGCTCAACTAGATACCGATATTACTAAGCCAGGCGCAGGTAAAGTCGCAGTTAAAGATGCAGATGGCACAACCTTCTACTTTAATAACAGTGATGAGATACCTGAAGACTTTGAACCAGCTAGCTATAAGGCGCTTACAAAGGCCACCATCGAACTCTATAAGAAAGAGACTACAGATGAAGCCAATGCATCTACTGCAGAAGCTGATCGATTAGAAGCTGAACGAACTGCAGAGAACCAGCGCCAAGCCGATGCAATGCAGGCAGCCTGGGAAGTTGATACTAAGGCATTAGTTGATCAAGGTCTATTCCCTAAAGATGCTAAGAAGCTAGTTGAAGCTCAAGATGAGGTCTATAACTATATAGACTCAGAGATGAAAAAGGGCAACATCATTACTAGCTTTATGCAGGCTTATAAGGGTCTACAGTTTGATAAGGAGCAAGTCGCTAAAGCCGAACAGCAAAAGAAGATTGATCAGGCTAAGAAGAATCGTGGCGGCATAGTCCAAAGTGGATCCGGTGGTTCAAGCGGTGATACAGGTAGTTCAACACGTGGCCGAGTCATAACAGCGCCACCATCAGGCGTAAGTCTTGATGCTGTACATAACCGAGCAATAGAACAACTCAACAATTAATAACGGTTGCCAAACCCTGTGTCTAGTGAGGGGAGCCATGATGGTCGTTGTTCCATCGGCAATAGCCAGTTGATTTATTGTCTATAGTGTGATATATTCTTAGGTAAGTAGCCCATACGGCCAGAACGTATGGGTTTTTTTAATACTTTAAACAAGGATATAAATTATGGCTTTATCAAACCGAGTAACATCAATAACCGAGGAAAGCTATGTACCATCTGTAATTGATGGCGTACTTAACTCTAACGTCTTCTTGGCACGTTTGTTCATGCGAACACAAAAGACTTGGGGTGGTCGACAGATGCAAGTTCCTCTACAATTCGCTAAACCAGCAACAGGTGGTTCATTCAGCGGTGTAGGTGATTTTGATACTTCACTACAAGACACTAGGATCCGACAGACATTCTCTCATGCTCAGTTCTACCAAAACATTTCTGTATCGGGCGGTGAAGCAAGCTTGAATAAGACTGATGGCGAAGTGCTTGATCTTATGAAAGTAACAATGGAAGAAGGACAAAATGCAATGCTTGATAGCATCGGTACGCAAGTATACGGTGTTGGTACAGGCGATGACTTCCTAGGTCTAGCAGCAATCGTTGATGATGGAACTAACACATCAACTTACGGTGGTCTTACAAGGACTACTTACCCTCAGCTAAACTCAACTACTCTAGCTAATGCGACTCTATCATTCACTAACATGGCTACTCAAATGCGTGGTGCATCTGCAGCCGGTACTGGTCGACAACGCCCAAGTATTATTGTTACTACTGAAACTGGATTCGATCTTTTGGAAAGCCTATACACACCAACTATCCAATCAACTTACCAAGGTCTATCAAGAGTTCAGATTACTGCTAACAGCAAGCCTGGTGTAGCGTTTAAGGATCAGGATTCTCTAAAGGGTCAATACGGATTTGAAGCTCTCTACTGGAGAGGTGTTCCAATCGTAGCTGATGAGAAGACTCCAAGTGGTTCAATGTACTTCCTAAACGAAGAGTACATCAACTGGTACAACCTAGTCGGTGTTGGTCTTACAAACTATAAGGTTGCTAACGATGCAGTCGATTCAGTTTACTCAGATCTTCAAGCTACATACCCAATCCAATGGTCAGGTTTTGATAAGCCTTACAACCAGTACGCACAAATCGGTCAGTTCATCATGTTAGGTAATATAATCAGTGGTTCAACTCGAAGACACGCAGTACAAACCACAATAACTACAGTTTAAGAAAGTAATAAGGAGAATAAGAAAATGGGATTATCTCAACGAGCGCACGTATTAGAACAAGACATCCACCAAATAAGCTCTACCCAGCAAGGCGCACTCGGTCTAGTAGGCGAAACGAAGGATGGTCGCAGATTCCGTTATGGTCTAGCCGGAGCCGTAACACTAGCAGTTGGTAAGTTAGTTCAGCAACCATTGGTTGTTACTACTCATCAGAACGTAACAATTACTGGTTCAGCAGGTGATCAGCAAGTAACTGTTACTCTTGGTGCTACTAACGCAATGACTCAGGATCAGTACAAAGATGGTTACGTAAGTGGCCTATCTGGAACTGGTGCCGGTCAAACAGTTAGAATCCGAACTCATGGTGCAATCGCAGCATCGGGTACAGGTACTCTATATCTTGCAGAACCACTAACAACTACTTTTGCACCAACTCCAAAAGCTTCATTGGTACTTAACCCTTACTCTGGTGGCCTAATAAGCACAACCGCTGATACTACTCAGCAAGTAATCGGTGTTCCAATCATTGCAATTACAGCAGCTAACTATGGTTGGTTCCAAACTCATGGTATCGCATCAGTATTAGCTAACGGTACTCCAGCAGTAGGCACAGGACTTATCAAGTCAGCTACTACAGCAGGTGCAGTTGATACAGAAGCAACCGGTACGATTACTCAAAGAGTTGGTCAGGTATACGATACTGCAGCAGTCTCAACAAGTTACATTACAGCTAACTTGAACATTAACGTCTAAGGAGATTAACATGGCCGAACATTTAGAAGATTACGTACCATACGTAAAACAGCAGAAGGAACTTAGAACAGCTCAACCAGTTGTCTTAGAGAGTACTCTAACAGTTACTGGAGCTATCACAGGGCCAGTTACTGCAACAGTTATTCAAAGCGCTCTAGTTGGTGCAACGGTAGTAGTTACTGCAGCGCAATCAGGTAGTGTATTCCAGAACAGGTCAACAAGCGGTACTCCTTCATGGACACTTCCAACTTGTGCTAACGGCCTTGTCTATACCTTCACGACAGCTAACACGACAACCGGATTCACAGTTACAGGCGCACAGGTTATTCACGCTAAGACTACAGCTACAGGTACTGCAATTACTACAACTACTACATTGACTAATACTCAAGGTACAGCAGTTGTCGGTGATTCAATCACTATAGTTGGTGATGGTACGGCTTGGTGGGTAACAGCTCAAACTGGAACATTTGCAGCATCTTAATAAGTTAAACAAGGAAATTACATTATGGATCCAAATAACATAGACGGTAGTCCAGCTCCAACGCATATCAATGCATTTTATGCAGATCTAGCATTAGCAGAAAAGAATCTATCTGAAGCCCAAGGTGCAGTAGATGCAGCTAAGGCAGCAGTCATAGCTAATGGTGGTGAATTGCCAGATGATGGTGAAACACCTGAAGTAGAAGGCGCAGAATCAGTTGATGAAGCTCCAGTGGCCCCAGTAGTTGATACTCCGGCACCTGTTGTTGAACCAACTCCAGCACCTGCAGTAGATCCTACTCCAGCACCAACAGCCCCTGATGTACCAGTTGCACCAGCCCCAGTCGCTGATGATGAAGTAGCTGAAGGCGAAGCACCAGCTCCAACTCCAGCAGCTTAATAAGCTCCTCTCAAGGACTTAAGACTCTCTTTTTAGGGAGTCTTTTGTTATAATATGCTTATCATTTAAATGGAGTTCAACCGACCAATGACAACACAAACCATTTCTTTACCCGTTAATAAAATACCGTTCTTCTTTAATCATGTAGATAAAACATCAAACTGTTGGCTATGGACTGGTTCATTGCGTAAAGGGTATGGCGCTTTTTATAATATGGCTGCTCATCGAGTGGCATATTATCTTTACAAAGGACAGTTAGACACATCACTCGAAATAGATCATTTATGCCGAGTACGTAATTGCGTTAATCCAGAACACTTAGAACAGGTTGAAAAAAGTATTAATCTCAGGAGGCGACCACTAAAAGAATATTGCGGAAAGGGACATGTATTTACAGAAGTAAATACATACATAAGACCAGATCGAAATGTAAGAGAATGCAAAGATTGCCATAATATAGCTAGTCAGAAGTATAGATTAAATAAGAAGGAGAAATAGAATGCAGTCAACTAATACGTCCAGAGATGATGGCTTCCGTCCGAAATATCACCACTTTAGTCCACTATCAAGGATATGGGTACAAAACCCCTTTGACCATGATGTAGTCTATCAAGTAGCCGATGAGTACAACAGACCTTATAAATACCGATTACCAGCAGGAAAAGTATCTGAACTACCTGGTGGCGCAATAGCAACTCTCGGTGTTAAGGCGATTGTCGATGAACTAATCTCAAACTCCAAAGAAGATCAGATGCTTATGTGGGATCCATTAGTACGTGGCCGACATGAAGCGGATATAATTATGCGTATTAAAGAGACAGCCCCTTCAGCGGCAGACGTAGCAACTGGCGAGATTGATCTATCTGTTAAAGGTAATGATCAACCAGAACCTACTGCTACAGTTACAGAAGCACCAGAGGAATCAGCCTTTGATAGCCTTAATAATGAACCAGTAGGCGAAGCTATCGATACACCTCAACTTGCTCCATTGCCACCTGAAGCTTCACAAGGTTTAGAAGACCTAGTTAGTGCCTCTTTACCTAAAGAAGACAAAGTTCTAGAGGGATAGCATGGACGATCCATTTAAGACCGCTAGCTCACTTGTGGGCGACTTAAAGGTTGAATACAATAAGCTCAATAAAGAATTACCTAGACTTAGGGAATTGTATAAAGGGGCGAAGTCTGATCTTGATGCTATTAATCGAGATACTATTTCTGCTCAAGAGAAGTTGGATAAACTGCTTGAAGATATTAAAGTCAATACGGAAACATATAATAAGTGGCAGGCAGATGAATACGCTAAATTAAATAAAACCAGACTAGATATTAAGACTGATCGTAAGGCGCTAGATAATGATAAAGCCGAACATATTACCTCTGTTAATAATCATTTGAAAATGGCTGGAATTGCCGACTCTCAGATACGTTCAGAGCGACAATCAATTGATCAGGATCGTAAAGAAGTTCAAGGCCAACAATCGGTTAATAATAAATGGGCCGAAAAACTTAAACTTCAAGAGATCAAGAATAGCGAGACTAAAACACTTGCTGATAACAGGGATAAAGAACTCGATGAACGCTCTAATAAATTAGATATACGCGAACAATCTATCGCTGGTGCTGAAGAAGAAGCCGCCAAGATTATTGCTGATGCTGAAAAGGAACGTAACTCAGCTAGGGTAATACTCTCTGATGCTAAAGAAACAGTTGCAAACAATGATGCACGTGAGCAAGCGAACGACATTAAAGAACGCCTACTAGATGAACGGGAAAGAAAACTTAACAAGATAAAAGCTGGCCTAGATGATAGGGCTGGCGTACTTAGTTCTAACAGTCTATAATATAATCAATATGCTCTATCGGCCAAACTCTTTTAATTTAAGGTTATTATGGCTAAAGAGACACAAGGCGTCGATCCTAATTACGGTAGAACACTTCAGGGAATGGATCTTTCTACTGGTAAACTCCCGACTAATGTATATGTTGATGAGTCAACACATAGGCTAATGGTTAATGCCGTTATCTCAGGTGGTGCCGCAAGTGATGGCGCAATCGTTGATGGTGCCGGATCTGGCAATAAAGCCGGTGTAATTCAGTCAGTTACGACTCCTGGCATCTATGGTGTCGTTATTGTTAATGCCGATGGATCTGCAGTTGGTGGTGGTGGCGGTGGTGGCGGAACTCAGTATGTTGATGGAGTAGCACAACCAACTCATCCAACCGGTAATGCATTAGTTTATGGTAATGGCGCAAACATGACGGCCGTATCATCTACAACTCCTTTACCTGTAAGCGGAACATTCTGGCAAACAACTCAACCGGTATCAATAGCAACTATGCCAAGTACTCCTGTTACGGGTACCTTCTGGCAGGCCACACAACCAGTTAGTGGCACAGTTACGTCCAATATCTCTGGCTCAATAAGCAACACTTCATTCAATGCGACAACACCATTAACAACTCAAACGATAGGCCAGACAACATCTAACACCACGCAAGTTCAACTTACGGCATCTTCAATCGTACCTAGTAATGGTGTAACTATTCAGGCATTATCTACTAATACTGCTAGTATATTTGTAGGTATAACAGGAGTACTAACTACTACAGGATTTGAACTTCAGGCTGGACAACAGATGCAATTTGCACCAACTAACGCTAACTTAATGTATATAATAGGAGCTAATGCAACCGATAAAGTTTGCTACTTAATATCATGAAATTAAACGGAACATCAGTTAAAACTAGGGCAACTACTCAAACAGTTACAGATAACTCTACACTCCTAGCTACAGATGCCTTTGTTCAAAACGTGGCTGAAACTTCACAGATCAGCACTCTTACAGTTATAGGGCACTCTTGGACAGCTTTAGCTAATGCTGATGGTGCTGGAACTCCTATGTTTGACCAACAGAACATGATACCTCGTTTAATGGGATTACTTAATATTCATTCAGACAATCTTAATCATTTAGGTACAGGTGCTAGTTATCTAACTAAGACTCAAGCTGTATTTGGTGGTAGAAATACTGGTTGGGGTGGAGTGCTTCAGTTTATTGTTCCTTATTCTAACCAGAACGTAGCAGACCAAAATATACTCAATATTACCGTACCTGTTCCACAGCCATCAGCTTTTGTTATAGTCCATGGCGTAAATGACATAGGGTTATTACAAACTAATACTACGGCCTTTAACTTTGGTCTTATACTATCATCTTATCAAAATGCTTTAAGGGCGATTCTGTCTAGAATTAGGGCAGGGGCATTATATGGTTCGTACTACTCAAATGGTAACGCTGCAACTATAGCTTGGGATAGTACGATAACTACCTCTGGCTTTACGTCTACCGCCCAACAAGCAGCCAATACAGGTGTAGCTATCTATAGAAGTTCAACTAATGCTCAGACTCTAACATATACAATACCAGCTAACTTCACTGGTGGAACTATTGCTATGCAATTCTTGGGCAATACAAATGCTTGGTCGCTCTGTAATACAGTTATGAACAATACGGATGTATCTACGGTAGTGGCTTTGACGTTTACGACAGGTACTCCTTACATAGCCTTTGCCAACGGTGATGTAATCGCTTGGTATAACAATGGTGTTGACTCAGGAGAACGTGGTCTAATAACAGCAGGTGGTGGCACAGCTTCAATCACAGTTACTAGAGGCTTCAATTCTACCGCTAAAACGACACACGCAGTCAATGATGAAATAGTAAAAGCTAGCCCAATCAGCGTTACTTTCTCAACAAGTGGAGCAAATGCTAACATTTCAGGAACACTAGCATTAGGTGCTAAAGGTACACCAACATCTTTAGGTGGTACATGGAACGAACGAGTACCAATAGTCAAAAGGTTTGTTTGTACCGCAGCAGATGCAGGAAAAACTATAGTCGCTACAGTAAACGCAGTAGCTAGTGATACAGCTACAGTTGACTTTGATTCAGTATGGATAGAAGCCTTTGACCCACAACCAGTGGTAGTAGCTAACCTACCTAGATACGCTTATTCAATTAATAATTATGTAACAGAAACTCAAATGGGTGCTTTCAATACAGGTAACGCAAGTGTAGTAGCTGAGTTTGACGGAGCTATCCAGATAGCCGATCTTGATACAACTATCCATGATAGGGGGGGAACACTCCCATCTGATATATTAATAGGGGCAACTTCATTTAACGTAACCGCCTCTAACGCTAGCATACTAGCAACTCTCCCACAAAATACTACATTTTGTATCGAAGCTGAACGAATATTAGTCGGTACGATTACTAATAATGGCGGTGGTTCATTTACCTTTTCAAATGTTACTAGAGGTTATGATGGTACGGCAGCAGCAGCACATACATCAGGGAAGTTAGTATCAGACGGTATATGGTTCCATACTGATTGTTTACACTTTAATGGCTATGGCATGAATGTTGCAGCTAATCTAATGTACAATGCTTTTAAAGCATATCAGGGACAAACTAATTATTCTCTTTCAACGGGTGCAGGAAACTTTAGTGATGACAGACGTTCACCATTTCTAGGGTTAGCTAATAATAGTTATACCTCCTTTGCTCAAATAACTAACCTTGCTAATGCAGCAGGAGTTTTAAATACACAGTATTTCTATCCTATATATATTCCAGAAACATGTATTATTACCCAAGTAGGGTGTGTTATTACAACAGTGGGTGTTACATCGACTGTTTGTAGGTTTGGGCTTTACGACTTAGATGCAGCTAGACGAGCACCAGCAACATTATGGCAAGACTTTGGAACTGTAAATACCGTATCAAGTGGAACTGGTTATGTACCAGTAAATACTTATAAACTAGTTAGACCAGGTTGGTATTACATATCTTCTTGCGAACAGGGGACAGGCACAGCTTCAATTAAACGTGGTATAAACACAGCAGCAGCAATACAGGGTTCAGCAAGTGTACCTATAGGTTCACTAAATGCACCAGTAGCAGCAGCATTTCCAGTTATAGGTTTTACACAGGCATCAGTAACAGGGGCATTTGCAACTTCAGTTGGTACATTGGTAGAAGTTGGTTCAGCTACAGCTATTATGCCTACAGTATGGCTAAAAGTGTTGGCTAGAACTTGGGCTTAATATGTTATAATTTAATTAATAGCTCAGACGGCTCAGACCTCTGAGTTTTTTATTTTAAAAGGATCATATGCCAAAGACACGACAAAGCCTACTAACCAAAAACTGCATAGACTGTTCTAATCCTA